GCAATTCCATCACCTAACTCCGTCTCCACCCAAAGCACTTGTTGTATTTCATGTATAATCATCGTAACAAATTTAGTGTTATATTTGTTACATGAGAAATTCATTAGCAGGTATTAAAAAAGGCAAGTCAGAGAGTGCCAAATACTTTCAGTCCAATCCAAAGGCGAAGGCTAAAAAAGACGCTTACAACAAAGAATATCACTCTACTCCCGAGAGACGTAAGTATCGTTCAGAACTGAACAAGGAGAATCGTAAGGCTGGAACTTACGGAAATAAGGATGGTAAGGATATGAGCCATACTAAAGTTGGTAAGGTTGTTAGCGAAGGTCAGTCAGCGAATAGAAAACGTAATGGTCGTGACGGATCTTCTACAAAAAAATGATGATACCTACTAAAAAATGTTGCACCTGTAAGGTTTTTTTACCTTTAGATAGTTTTGGTTTATATAAAACTCATAAAGATGGCAGGCATCACAAGTGTAAAGAATGTAGGAAAAAAGAGCCTTCTAGAAAAGAATATCTAAAAGAATGGAATGAAAATAATAAAGAAAAAAAAAGTAAACTAAGTAAAGTTTATAGGGAAGTAAATAAAGAGAAATTAAAATTATACAAAAAATCTGAGAGGTATAAAAAAATAAAGGCTAAATCTGATAAGAAGTATAGTGAGAAGGTAAAACAAAATCCAGCAAGATTAATGTCATGTAGATTGAGGTCTATGATTTCTACAAATATAAAAAACAAAAAATTCAAAACATTTGATTTATTAGGTTATACATCATTAGAATTAGTGAAACATTTGGAATCTAAATTTTTACCTGAAATGAATTGGGGTAATTACGGGAGAAATGGGTGGCATATAGATCATATAAAACCATTAGTATTGTTTGACTTGGATAATACTGAAGAGGTGAAAAAAGCTTTTGCTTTAGACAACTTGCAACCTTTATGGGAAAGTGAAAACTGCTCTAAAGGTAGTCTTTATGAAGGGATTAGACATAAAACGGAAAAGGCGGCACTCCACGTTTGAAGTAACCGCCTTTGCTCAACAGTAAAAAAACTTACTCGAGAGGGATGATAGTAACCTCCCAAAACTCTTTTCCTCGTGGGACAATCAGTTTATAGAGATGGATCTCATAAACATCTTTGTCGTTAAACTTATACTTCTTCTGCATAATGTCCAACACCAACTTGGTTGGGTTGTCTACATCTGATGCTTTATTAGAAAAGCCATACCGTATGTGAAGTGCGACCTTGCCTTGGGGAAACCGTAGCCGGGGCATCATCAATAGGCATGACTTTTCATATTCATTGTAATCCTTTGTCTTAAATCTCCTTCCCTGGAAGGCTTTGTTTATGGACAGAGGTTTTATGTTAACCTTTATTGTACTCATTTGTATTCAAGAAAACATTTATAACCCTCTCTCTCGTCTCCTGATCTTCTATGAAGGATAATGCTTCAAACAAATGAGGTGTGGTTGTGTTCTCGTGTGTAAATTTAACAAATGTTGGGTTAATTGCCTCAATATGTCCCTCATAATTTTCAATCAGAGCGACAGTTTCTCCAGAGACAATCCCCCAAGTGTGAAAGTATCCGACCTTTGAGTTGTTGAATGTTATAACTTGGTACTCTCCATTCCACATATAACAAGCACCATCCTCAATTTGGATATCGTTCCAATACCTAACCTTCCTTCTCATTGCCCATTATAAGTAGCACGTCAGACTCCATGATGTAGCCAACCTTCACACCCTTTTCCTCAAGGTATACTGGAGTCTTTTCATTGAATCGGATGATGTCTCCAAGGCTAACCTCTTCAATCTCTGGTCCAACCTCAATAACTTTCCCCTCAATAACTTGTGTTCCAATGTGGGATAGGTCAAGGGTTGATGACTTGACAAGGTCTTGTGTGATTGGCAAAAATTTAATTCTGTCTGCTAGTGTTTTCATTTATATTAGTTTAAAAGTTTAGCGGTAAGTAGAACTCCTCCAACAAAGGATACTGGTATACCGACAATTGTTAGAGTCTTCCATGTAGTTTTCTTGGTGTCAAGAATCCAGTAAGAACTCTCCAACTCATCGTACTCCTTTGCCTTTAAGTTATACTGCATCTGTAATAATTCGTATTGACTTGACTTAGCCTCGAAAGAAATCTTATAATCATCGGCAATCATATCCAATGTGGATATTTGCTTCTCAAGGTTAGCAATCTTACTCAAGTGAGTGTCATACATAGAGTGGTAGAACCTCTCCGATGCCGCTATCTTGTTAATGATTTTGATTTCAGTATCCTTCAGGCAGGTCAAAGTATCCTTGTTTATCAAGATCCTTGAACTGGGTGAGGTTAGTTGAGAGAAGACTTGATTGCTGACTAGGAGTAGCAAGATCAATATACCTTTTTTCATCTTTGTATTTGGTTTTAGTTTCCTTTGATTTATTATCTATTACAACCACATCTCCCTTCAGACCTGTAAGAGTCTGCTGAAGTTGGGTAATCTCCACTTGCTTGGCATCTATAACTTTCTGATGTTCCTCTATTTGATTACGGAGGATAGCATCAGCGTCATTGTTGTCCTCCATCTCCTTAACACTAAGGATGTGGATGGTGGCAATGAAGGTTAATATACCTATGGCAAGTGCTAAAAACTTGTGGTGATCTTTCATGAGAGTTGTGTGTAGATAAAGATAATGATTAATACAGCAAATGAGATATAAATCTCACCCTTCTGCTGTGGGTTCAGAGTCCATTCTTTTTTGAACTTTCTCTCTCTCTTCCAAAGCTTTTTCATCCTTGTATTTTTTAATTAGTTGAACGATATCGTAGTAAGAAAACCAGGGTAGTGTAGAGATTTCCTCTATCAATTCCTCAGCGTCACCCATTGCTCGAAGGTAGTAGTCACCACCCTCAAGGTCAAAGAGGGCGGTGGCTAATACTTTGTATCTCTGCTCGGCAGCTTTAACGAACTGGTTACCCTTCATCTTCACCTCCTTCTCCCAAAAGGGTGGCCCGATTTGGTCGGAGATGTTTACAAACGCATTAGCGTGTAGCATAGATGCAATTATCTGATGTTTTTTGTGTTCGTCTAGAATCATCTTTTGCCTAACTTTTCGATTAAAAATTGCTTGTATTTAACTGCCATTTCGATAGCATTGTCCAAAATTTCTTTTGAATCAGGTTGTAAATGTACAGGAATTATCGCTAACTTGTTCTTACCATCCATTCGTGGGTCGTAAGATATGAACATACCCTCTTCCTTTCCTGCAACAATCATATTCATTTGCAACTGCCACCAATAAGGTTTTCTCTGCTTAAATAGGTCATCCTCGTCAGCAATCAGAAGGTTCTGAACGTGGTTCTCGAAGTTATATGGACACTTAATCTCAATCACACCGAAGCGTGAGCAGATGCCATCGGGAGAGCCTCCTGCGTGGTCTCCGTAGGGGATAAACCCTACAGAGTCAACGTGAGATTCCATCATCTCGGCATATAGATTACAAGCCTCCGCTTCGTGTTCAACACCCCAATCCGTAGCGGCAGAGTTAGTGGTCTGCTCAATACCGGTCATCTCCTCAGCAACCTTACCCATGATGTAAGTCTTGGTGGTCTCGGACAACTCTCCGTTCTCTCTCGCTGCCTTTGTTTGAGGTTGAGTCATTAGTTTGTATATCTCTGATGCGGTGAACTTACCAACACGAGCGTTGAACCAAGCCTGTGAGCGTTGATTAGACGCTTGTGCTTGTTCCTTTAGGATTTCGTTTAATAGATTATTCATTGTCCCCTCCTTTAACTTTCTTACGAGCCTTCTCAATGATCTCTTTCTTCTGCTCTGGATCAATCATTACTGACTCATCAGATAGAGCAGTCTCAAGTTCTACCACATTGGTAGTCTTCTCAAGTAAGCGTTCAACTTGCTCCTCGCTCATCTTCACATACTCAACGGTCTTGTACTCCTCGTTGTCAATAGAAATAGCGGTGTTAACCTTCTCAATCTTATCCAAGGCAAATGAAGACTTTGGGATAGACTTCCAACCTCTCTTCACAACGGTTTTACGAGCCATTTCTGCATAGTCAGTAGACCAAGGGCCAACATCCTTGCGACCAGTCTCTGAACGATTCTTGATAGCATCGATTTGTGGCTTCCACATAACCTCGAACAAGGTCTCATCGTTATGCAACACGAAGATTGCGTACACAGCAATGATATCGTCAACCTTGAAGGTCTCTCCCTTCGGCTTGTGGTTGATGCGAGGTGATGTACCCTGCACGATGTCGAAGTCATCTCCTCGGTAAACTACTCCCGAAGAAACCGACTTGATGATACCGGTATCAGAGATAAGTTTAATCATCCCTTGGTAGCCTGGCATTAGTTTAGCGTTGCCCTTGAAAGGAACGAGGTAAGCCAAGTTCATCACAGGGTTCAGAGACAACTTGGTCAATGCACAATTGTACACAGCCATTGCAACTGATTGTGGGTTAGAATTCGCTAACACTTGGTTGTTGTTAGCAGCTTGGATGGCGAAAGACATCTCTCTCATGAGGACTTCTTCTCCTCCCATCAGTTTAATCATTTCCTCTCTGCGAGGTTCGATGAACGGCATAACCGTCTTTGGTGAAATTGTTATGTTTGACATAATTATAAGTTTTCTTTATTAATGTTTTGCGAATGTAACACATTATTCGAAACCCTCCAAAACTTTTTTTGTAAATTTTTCTAATGTTAATAAGTAAGGTTCGTGTTCTAGTTTTATATCCGTCCCCCACTTACTGAATATCTGCTTGAGAATCTTCCTCCTCTCCCCCTGGGGAATGCTCAAAAGAGCGAGGTCGAAGTATACATATGACTTTGGATCTTGTGGGATGCCCAGAGAGATACACATCTTGTTCACTCTTTTGTGCATCGTGTCAAGGACGAGGTATGTGTCGGCCCTCTTTAAATACTTCTGACTACGAAAAGATTTTGCCATTGTTTCTTGTGTCCGTTCTCTCTATAGATGACTTTATATTCTTCCAATCGACCAGGTCTTGCTCTTCGAAAATCATCTTTCCATGAAACAAAGACATCATCCTCTTGACCTTAACCGGATCAAACTCTGGTCGGAATATCTTTAGTGCGTTCCTCGGGTTGATGTCCTTCTCGGCAAAATAGGTGAGCCAATTCGCTCTATACTTGTGCTTCGATTTCATGCTTTAGGCGTTCAATTTTCTCTCTCATTTCCTCTACCTCGTCACAATATTGGAGGATGGAATTGATGACCTTCATGACCTTGTCTCGGTCTCTGATTGGCTTCTTTCTACCCACAATATCGCTCATCCAACGCTGTCCGTTACCGCACATATGGTTAATATAAGCCATGTTTAACACATCTGCATGAGAACGGCAGATCTTAATAAAGGACATCAATAGGGAATCTCCAATAACCTTTTTCTGTGTCTTGTTGTCTTGCGTGGTATCCAAACTATTCTTGTGGTGTAAAATGTGTGCGAGAAGTTTTTCCAAACCAAATGTACTATAAATGCCAATAAAATCAAAACTTTGCACCGTCTTGCCTATTGCAGAAAGTGATAGTAATTTTTTTGAAAACGCCAGGTGATCAGGCGAAAATCAGATCAGGAGGACCAGGATTGGCTCAAATAAGGTATAACCCTCTGAAAATTAGGCACAAAAAAAAAGGATGCTGAATTAACAACATCCTTTTAAGATTATCCATGATTAAATTCTCATTCGAGATTGCAGATGATATGAACTATCGGGAGCATTATTGCTGCTACGCATATGACTCCGATAGACTTGGTGAGCAATGCTACGAATAAGACCAGGAGCAAGACGATGTATACCACCACCATCACTTTGTCAAATAGGTTACTCATATTTCGTCCCCCGATAGTTTAGGAATCAACCCGAACTGATTCTTGTGGGTGAGGCATAGCACCCCGACATCATTTCCTTCCTCGTCTTGCGATGGATATATTTCAACCCCATCATCCAAGGTGATAACGATTGTGCTGTTGTACCATCCGTTCATTTCGATTTCTTCTTTTGTCATAAACCTTACTGATTTAATGACCTTACCGACTAACATTTGTTCGGCTTGTTTTGTCCAATAGTTTTTCATGTGTTTCTTATTATTAATTGAAGAATCCTTGCGATGGGCAGTTCTTTGAATCTTCTACATCACCCCAGGCGAGAGAGTCATCCTCTACGAATCTTGGGAAGATAATCCCTTTGTGATTGAAAGCCAAGTCAATTCCTATGCTCCTCTTCTCTCGTTCAGCCGAAATGATATCAGCAAAGTTTGGATTGTCCTTGTTAAGCTCGTAGACGGCATCGTAAAAATCAATTCCTCCGAATACACCGTATCCTTCGTAATCCTCTTCGACAAACTTGTCTCCGTTAGGCATTAGCATTACTACTCTGAATGTTCCTTTGTTTGAGTATGTGTTACTGATTGAGCGATTCGTGTCGCTTGTTTTCCAACTAAAAAATCCCATGTTATTTATTGTGTTAAGTTATTATTTAAGGTCATTAATCAATTCTATATCCGATGGAGAGTATTCCTCATCCCCTTCAGCGTAATCACAAATGTCTTGAGGAATGTATCCGCATCCGTCAAACAATTGCTCTACTGAAATATCTGCCGTACCAAATGTCTCTAATTGCTCAACCATTGCACTTCCGAATTCTCGTATCTCTGACGCATCAGAGAAATACCAATCAAGGAATCGAGATGCCTTGACTACATTCAAGGTCTTCATTCGAATTGGTTTCTCTTCTGCGTAATCAGATATCGTTTCGGGAAGTTGACAAAGTTTAGTGATGCTCTTCAAGTCTTCAAAGATTTCTGAATCCTTGTCGAATATGTTTTGTTCAGTCAAGTTGATCAGGACTTGCATTGCAAGTTGATTGATAATTTGCAAATGTTTTTCTGTGATTTCTTTTTTCATTGTTTTGATTTATTTATTGATTTCTATTAATGTTCCGTCCGCTTGTTCTTCGTAGTAGTAATCACTATCTTCAATGTCCCATTCAGTAAAGTAGTAGTCCTCGCATTCGTATGCTTCCTTCAGAAGAAATTCGTCCGATAGTTCGTTGTATTCGTCAACATTCTGCTCTCGCAAGTACTTGATTAGGTCAGATTCATTCACGAAGTAGGCATCACCATCGTAGACGCAATAACCTTTGTCCATTCCTTTGCCAGTTGCAGAGTCTTTTCTCGCCCATTTAATTTTATCCATCGTCTTATGTTTTTAGTTGTTTGGATTTAATGCGTTACCTAATATGCTGAAGAGAGATTCTTTATCGTCTTCCTTCGTGAACTTCAACTTGATGATTCTCTCCACATAGAATATGTGGTGACAATTGTAAAGGTCAATTAGACCTTGTCTCCAAAGAGAGACATCTTGAATGGATGCTCTGAAGTAAAAACCGTTGACATATTTGCAGAGGACATCCGTATAGATTGCTTCTTCAGTAATCTCAAAATCGTCAGCGTTGTAGTCTGCTCCAATGTGGGCATTAAGATGTTCAAAAAGCTGCTCCATCGAATCGAATTCCTCGTGTCGCTCAATCGTGTGAGCGTTGACTTCTTGTTGTTCTCCATGCTCATAAGAGTCCAGTGTGGTGATGCATGAATGCCTTGTGATTCTAAATTTCTCCATTTTTTCTGATTGTTTAATTATTGATTTGATTTGTTGTTTTTTTTATTGATTATTAATACTCCATCCGAAATGAACTTGTGTTCCGTCATTTAGTTCATATCCATTTTTTACACCGTTCTCATTGTAGGTAGACTTGGGGAAGTTCTCTTGTCCGAATCTACCGAGACACCAAATAGCATCTTCGCAGTTGTTCCAAAGGTCACCATTGGCGAAGTTGTTTTGGATTTCTTGTTCTTGGATGCAACGCAGTTCCGCAATGCGTGAATTAAGCGTTTCGTTCTGATTGTTCTTTTTCACTTGGTTTGATTTATTAAATGTAATATCCGTTTCCTTGACTGAAATAAGTCTCGCTATCCGAGAATGATAGTAATTCGCATTCTTGTGGATGCTCGTTGTCATCGGCATCGTGAACAAGGAATGTCTCGCATTCGAATTCAAGTCTCTGCTGCATTTGTCCTTGTCGAAAGGATTGGTCAATTGAATACCTTCCTTCAATCCAAATGATGACGAATGTCTTGTCATCCAACACGAAGTCTCTATCCAAATCTATCAGACCAGGCTCTTGCTCATTTAGATAATCGTTGAGAATGATTGCGATTCTCTCTATCTCGTTTGTGTTTAGTTCTATTGTTTTCATATTACTTGTCAAATTTGTATTCGTCAGTTGTTAGGTCAGTAAGTATCTTGATGTTGTGCGAGTAAAATAGTTCCATGACCATTTTGTTATCTTCACCATTACATAGTTCAATCAATTGGTCAAACAAGAATGTTGCTTGTGCGTGAGCCAAATAGAGTCTCTCAATCAATTCTTCCTTGCTGATATTCTCCTCGTGGAAGACTGACCAAATAGCATCGTCAGTAGGCATATGCTTCGCCAATACTTTTTCAGTAAGTTTCAGATCAGGCAAGAAGAAGTCATCTTGAAGGTCATCGAAGGAATCGTGACCTTGGAAGTAATTGATTCCGACAATCTCATAGTTCTCGTTTTTCCATTCAGATATCCATCTATCTGATTCCTCAACGAATCTCCATTGGTGTGTTACCTTCACGAAACGATTCTGATTCACGTTGTATACTCTACCACAAGCACAATCCTCAACACAAATCTCTTCTGCTCTTGCGAATGCTTCTCTATAAGTACAATCGTGTTGGAAGATTCTACCTTTCCATCCGAACTTCAGTCCTTCTCCGTCCACAATCATCAGATAGTCACCAATGGTGAACTTCTCCTCTTTCGGCATCATCTCTTTCATGCTCTCGAATATCTCTTCAAAATTGATTCTATCGAAGGACATTAGACCAAATATATCCGACAACGCTCTTCCGTTAAATATCTCCTCTTGAAAATTTGCTTTCAAGTTGTTTGGATTGTTATACCTTCTGATGTTGTCGAATGCATCTTCTATCCAATCTTGGTTATTGTGGATGTGTGAAATCATTGTGAAGGTTTCAATGTTAGTGTATCCGTTCACCGTTTGGTCTTCGCCAGGAATCCCCCAATTTAAATTTGTGTTTTTCACTTGTCTTTAAGTTTTAATTATTGATTTTGATTTTGATTAGTTCTCTTCCTCTTCGTAAGCTGCAAATCCGAGATCCACTAAAATGTCTAGTATGCAAGTTGTGTTTATATCTAGAATGTGAGCAATGTCTCGAATCTCGAAATCGCATAACATAAATTGTTCGCAGTCTCGCTGATAGTTGTCGAATTCGTTCTCAAGATATTCTCGAATTGATTTCTCTTGCTGATAATCCATGTGCAAAATTCTGCGATTGATGTCGTAACAAATATCGTTAACGGCATTCATTACTTTGTCTTGATGTGTTGTCTTCATTTTCTTAAAAGGGATTAAAGGATTGAATTACTAAGTCTTAATTTTGATTCTGCTCCAAGTCTATCTATAGAGCGTAGGTAGGTGAGTAAAAGGTCAAGGTCTTCGTGCGGAAGGTTGACCAGAGTACCGTCAGATTTAAAATCGGCAACCCCCTCATCGTCACATTCCCAAACAACATCTCCTTTCCAATCTTCGATGTAGCAATAGTAATTACCTAATTGCTCTTCTACTTCGCTTACAACAAGCACGAATTGGTTGTAGTCTTTCTGCTCTCCGCTTTCGTACTCATTCCATTCCTCAAGTTCATCCTCGTGAACTAACCAAAGGTCACCATCCTCAGTTTGCGTTAGGTAGAACAATTCGTTCGTTCCAATTTTACGCATCTCGTTGTAGTGAGAGATGATAGTATTCCAATTGTCCCAATAGTATTCGTTGTCTCTCCCTTGGATTAGGTCATTCAACATCTCAGTTAACAAGGCATCTCCTCTCTCCGTATTGAATTCATATAGGCACGAAGGATGTATCATCTCCTCTGCAAACAATTGTGGGATATAAGTTCCGTTGTGACCATCAAAAATGAAGATGGATTTCTCTAATTTCATTGTGCTTTTCATACTGATCAGGCATTAGGTGATTAAAAATTTTCGTCTTCAGAGATGTTCTCTCCGTAGTTGTCCCAAAGGAAGTCAGCCATACAACTGCTCCACATCACATCGTGATTCCATTTGAGTAGGTTAACGTATTCTTCACTCGTCTCAACTTCCCAAATGATATCCGTAGGACAATCGTCTAGGTGATAAGCGTAAGGTGAATTCTCTAACCAAGTTAGGTAGTTGATGATGTCTTGCGCTGAAGCGTCTTGCTTTAGCATAGGGATTCTTAAATCTTTCATTTTCTTGTTTGTTTTTTTTATTACCAATTGTTACAATTATTTCTTGACTCGTTTTGAGCAAATGCTTCCTTGCATATCTGCTCCAACTTCGCATCTCTGAATGTTCCCCAAGGTGCTATCCCCTTGTAAGTTCCATACTGATATCCGTAAGTATTTACAGTGACCATATCCTTTGCGATGATGTACGCAACGCAGTCTTCAGTAGGCAAAGCACCTTCAATCTTTCCTACTCCCCATTTAGATGTTGGAAATAGTTGAAAGACATCTATCGTCTTCAGTTGTCCGTATCTATCGCAGTCAGCAGTTCTATAGTATTTCTCGAACGCTTCGTAGATGTACTTCTTGGTTACTCTCTTTGTCATGGTCTTAAAAATTATTGGTTAATGAATTGATTGATTGCTTGTGTTACATTGTGAAGCAGAGTCGCTCCGTTTGGAGACATCTGAACTTTAATTCCGTACTCCTTCAGTTCTTTGATGTAGTACCCTAAGTCATACATAATATCTTCGTTGGTCATACTGAATAGGTCAACCGAGAACGAATCTAATTCCTCAAGGAATCTTTCGAATGTATTGTCCTCTTCCCAAACCCAACCCATGTCAAAACAGTAGTGTCTTACTCCGTCTATGTACTGAATACCTTCAGAGACAACATATGTCTCACCCTCATCCGAGATGCAGAGGAATCCATCCTCGTTAATCCACAACTTCACAAACGCTTCCTCTCCAAATTCCGCTATCAATTTATCTTGTTCAGCGCAAATGCTCTTCGTGGTCTCCTCGCTGAAGTAGGGAGTAAACCATCCGTTCCAACGATTACCATTAGTGTAACCTACAAAGGTGAATTTCTTTGTACCATCGATTGTGAAAACTTTCTTTTCCATGTCTTAAATTTATTATTTTGTTAGTGTTTATGCAATTTCCAGTTGGACTGCATCTTAAAATTTTTGATTGATTTACTTCTTCAGTTTAATGATTAGTGATACGGCAGATATAAGGAAGGTAAAGAATGCGAATTCACATAAGTTAACATCTCTCTCCACCATTGAAATTAGAATGATGATTGTGCTTATTAGCATACAAGCGAATAAGAATGTTTCGAAGGCAATTGACTTTTTCATTTTGTTTTATGTATTAAGTATAGCGAAATGGATGGAATCGAACCATCAGATGTATACACATCTCTCCAAGCATTTCAGATTATTTCCATTACGTCAAAGAACTGCGGACTTTATACGCTTTCCCGCTATTTGCGTCCCTACTTCACACTTTCGTTTCCTCTATTAAGATTGCTCCGTTCGTTTATTGTACTCGTGTAGTCAAGGTTGTAGGTTGCTCCTCTTGTTATTTATATTAGGTTGGTAGTTGCTCTCTTTAATTCCTCGCTTTAGATATTCACATATGTAAAGGCATATAACTATTCAGTTGCGGAGTAATAACCAATCTTTCAATGTTCGCCATTCCGTTGAATGCTCTGCAAACCTACAAACCCTATTCAAAACATTCCAAACATTTTTTAGAGCCATTATTGGAATCCTAACGCAAGAGCCTGGAAATTAGCATTTTAAGTACCAAAAACACCACAAAAAAAAGTGCATATTTTCAACTGTAAAGCACATACGAGGCAAATTAGACCTATAATGAAGCACCCAAAAATGATTTAGGATGCACCATAATTTCCTCGCAATTGGATGTGATTTGTATTCGATTTTGAATTGCCTATGGAATTAGTGCTTGAACGCTGAATAGGTTTGCTACGAAATGTTGTGGTTCATTCGACATTAACCTTTATAGAGTTACGAACAATGTTATGAACAATGAATGCCTTAGTGAATCCGTAGTAAATATGCAATAGGTTTGCTGAATAGTTACGAACAAAGTTGCTAACATATTTATTCGGCAGATATTCCATAGGACAACGCGATTCGTGACGGCAGTAGAGCGTTTATATTGTGCCGATGGTGTTGTGATATTGCTACGCGATTTGGATTGAATGTTGCCTATCGAATGGAAGCGAGAAGAACCAACTGTAGCGCGATGCTCAACCTGATCCGTAGCAGCTTTTTCCTGGGGGGGTGGGTTCGGAAAACCTGATCTCCAACCGGATCGCGTGGTGGGATGTCGCATGGTAAACCCCCCTCTGTCCACATCTCGCCCCCTTTTTGTTTTGGATTGGGTATCCCCTTGATCCCCTTTTTGTGACTATATAAAGATACGAAATCTATTCTAAAGATTATAATAATATGGGCCAAAATGCGGTTTGTCCATCGGTGAGTATCCCGATTCTATTGGGTTTGTAATTTTTGTAATGGGGGGGGTGGTATCGCAAAATGCGTTTCTTGCATAATGCTGATCAGGATGTGGGGACCAGGGTGAAAAAAAATTTTTGGCGGTAAAAAAATGAGAGGGCATAAAAAAAGCCTCTTGCGAGGCTTATTCATTGCGAAGTATTTTTTTATTTAGTCTTTCCAACGCAAACCTCTATTTGCTGGTTTGAATTTTTCATTTTGTTCAGTCATCTTTTTTTCAAGTCTTAAAACTTCTTCGTAGCCTTTAGGGTTTAAAATTGCTGACCTTCTGATTCCTGCATTTAAAGCCTCTGAATTTCTCATTCTACTGATTTTAGCCCAATCTGCTGAGTCTTTAGGCGCAGGTGCTTTTTTTAATGCGGCTGTTGTGTCTTTTATTGTTTGAAAGACTCCCTTTCCTGGATCTTTCTTACTAGAATTTGCTTTTTTAAGCACTACTTTTTTAGAAGCTTCTACTTTTTTATTTGATGTCTTAGGTGCTACCTTTTTAGGTGCTGCACTCATCTTAACTGTTTTCTTAATTGCCATGGTTTTTTATATGTTTATTTAGTCTTTTTTGAGAATGTTCCGTCAGGATTCTTTACAAAGGTAACACCGCTTCTTGTGTATGTTGTTTTGCTTACACTTGGTTTTGTGGTGTATGGGTTAGGTTTTTGAGTTGGCTTCTTGGGTGTTGTACCCATACCGGTTGTTTTCTTAATTGCCATTGTTTTTTTGTTATTAATAATACACAAATATACAAAGCTTGGTTTACTCTGCAAAAAATAAATGAGTTGGTTACATCTACTAACCATCTTGTCGGTGTCAACTAAATGGCACAGAAAACTTGACATGAGGTTTTTTGGAAAAATTCATGCAGTAACTCGGCTATATTCCGAATTGATGTTGATTATTTTCCACTAAAGGGCTGATTCCGGGGATTATTTTCCACGATCAAACATTTGCCAGTGGAAGAGGTTTACTGTCCTTTGTTTGTCACAAAAGTATGCTAAAATTGTGACGGAAAAACCACACTTTAGTATTAAAATAGGGTTCTTACAGTCAAATTTTGGGGTTAATGACTGCTATACCATACTATAGTGTGGTAACAATTTTACCTATGTTTTTGTTACAAAAAGCAACTTACTTCAATAGTAAAAATTCAAAAAGGTAAAACTATCCCTTGACGATCTCCTTGAGTTGGGAGAGGATGTCTGTTTGAGCCTGTCCCCAGAAAAAGTCGCAGGTTCCGTCCTCCTTGATTGGCGGCTTTGAAAAATACGCCTGACGGTATTCATCAGCAGGTGCTGTAAATCGGTAGCACTTTTCTTTATGGGGACAACTTGTCCCTGGGTTGCATTTACTTATATCAGCCATTTCCGTAAGTTTTGTTAAAATATTCTTTCGATGAATCGTGTGTTAGATTTTGGTAGTCTAAATATCCCATATCATAAGCATCTTCAATTTGTTGCTTCTCTATTTGTTTAGCTTGAAGTTTTGCATTTAATAGGTTTTGAATAAATAACTCATCGTCAATTTTGTTATCTTGCCTTGCTATTAATATAGCATTAACTGCGTTACTGTACCACTCTATAGCTGTCTGTTTACTCATCTTGACCTCCTTAAGTTTCGTTGTAGTAGTGTTCAGGATTTTTAAACTCAGGTTTACCATCGTACATATATGCGCATCCATCATTAAAACCAGTACCCATTGCCATTTCAATCTGCTCCTTCTCCATTTGCTTGGCTTGTTCAAAGATTTCTAACCATTCATACATTGATTTTGCTTTTATTATTTGGTCTTCAGTAATGTGATTTACTAACCATTCAACCGCAGTTTGTTTCTTTTCCATATCTACTCTATTGTTAAATTACTGTCCTGTAGTTCCTGGCGGATGTACTCTCGTAACCTGTAGCATACGTCCATTTCTTCTGGAGTGGCTTCTCCTGATCCTTCGAGGGCGTTTCCGTACTTATGTACGCTGCGAAGCTTTTGGTCTAGGTCCCAGATAAACATCTTGTACTTAAACCCATCGAGAGCAGTACGCAGTTCATCCGCCTCTTCTACTCGGTCAAATTCTATTGTTACCTTGCTCATAGCTTTTCTATTTCTGTTTTTACTTGTTCCCAAAATCTAAATTCAGAATCCATGTTTTGAAGTTGAAATGAGTCGCTTCTACCATAATCGGTAAGTGCCTCTTCTATTTCAGCTACTGCTATTAAGGCACAATGCTTTGCATCGTCTTTTGCCTCCTCATCATAAAGCAGTCCTGCTCGTAGATATATCCAATACTTGTCGACTAGACTCTTCGCTTTTTCCTTTGGTGTCATAACTTCTTTATTTCTAACTCCACCTTCCTCCAGTAGATTCTGTGTGGAGCAGTTGTTTCATCGTATTGAAATTCTAGAACCTCCTTGACAATTTCGTCTACTACTTTTAAAGCACATAGCTTTGCTGTAGGGAGGTATATTTGAGAGTAGTCGGATAGTTTTGGAGGCTTCAAATTCATGAAGCTATCGACTAATTCCTTTGCTTTAACTTTTGGTGTCATATCTATAAATGTCTAAAAAAATGTCTAACGAATGTCTAAAAAATAAGTTTAGACATTTGTGTTTTTATCAATCATTTATGTTTAATTTCAAAAATGCTGTTAGCTGTACTCAAGGGTAACATACACCACATCTATTACGAGGAGACGCTCTGTGTGGTTGCATTTTTATTTTTCTTTCTTATTCATTTGAGAGAGTACCCATGTCAAGACCTCTAACTTCAACTCATCGGAGATATCCTCACTAAAGGTCTTGCGGAGCATTCGCTCATAAACTAGCTGCTTCACTATCTTCATTGGATGCCCCTAATTGTAAAGCGTTTAGAAAAGCAACAGACTCTTGTTGGAACTCCGGATCATTTCTCATTGCGTTGAGAGCATCGTTTGCTACAGAAGTTAGATCTTTAGTTAATCCTTCAAAAGACTCGAGAATTTCTTCGTTGCTCAACTCCATGTTAAGCGCCAACAACTCGGTTAATAGTTTATGGCATGAGAGAGCAAACTCCTGTACTGTCTCGTTTGTTACTTTTAATCTTTGCATTTTGTTTATTATTTTCACAAATATACAAAAGTTGTTGGAGTAATGATTAGTAAGTTTTCAACAATACGGATTATAGATTTGGAGGAAGTTTGTACTCCTCTCCACTTTCTTTCGCGGCTTTGTAGTCGTTGACAATGTCACATAACTTTATCTTCTTGTCTATCTCGGGACATCCAAGTTGGTGAGCGTTGTAGTAGCCACAGACAGGGCATTTATATTTCGGCTTTTTCATGACCCACAGTATAAGCACCCTTCGTCATCGTCCTCGATAGAGTGTGCCTCGTTATTTATTCTAATAGCCTCCATTTCAATTTGCTCGTTAGTCCACTCGGGATGAAAGGCTTTAAGTTGAGATTTAAGAAAAAGTAGTTCGCTCATGACTATAAATTTTGGTTATACAAATATACGGAGAGAAACTTATTTACATATCTTTGTTTAGCAAAAAATATAATATGGCAAAGGTTCAGTCAACTAGCACATTTAAGAAGAAACCGAAGGTCCGCAGACCTGGTGTAATCGCAAAGACAAAGTGTTCTTGCTCAAAGAACTCTAAAAACTATGTTAAATCATATAGAGGTCAAGGGCGATGAAAAAACAGATGCTTAAAAGAAAGGATGGTAGCGTGTCTCCAAGAGGACTTTGGGATAATTTGAGAGCCAAGGCAGCTCAAAATAAAAAGACTGGCGCAAAACCAAAGGCTCCTACTGCCGCAATGGAAATGCAGAAAAAAATTATCAACTCTAAAACTAAAAAGAAAAAGTAATGGCAACAAATACTGACAGAAAAAAGAAAGCTTCAAATCCTAATGGAGACTACAGAGGGAGAAGAAACATTTTTGGACAAGTTAAAGACAAACAGACAAATATTACAACTGAAAGAAATGATAAAAGGGGTACAACTACTACTCGAAAGGAAGTGGTTAAGACTCGATCTATTTCTCCAAAAAGAACTGTTGTTGTAAAAAGTGGAAGCACAACTGAAGCCCCTCTTGGATACAAAGGAATATTCAAATCAAAGGGTGATGTAAAGGCTGTGAAAACAAAAAACTTAGATAACTTTATAAAAAGAAAAGGTGGAAAATACACACCATCATCTAATCCTAACCAAAGAGTATTAGTAACTAAAAAAGATATAGAGGTTAAAAAAACAACAGATGCTTTCCGTACAAAGAAAAAAGAACTTGAAAAGGCAGCAAAAAACAATAGTACAGTAATGGACCTAGAAAGAACTAATACCATGAAGGGTACAAAAATAGAAAGAAATCCTTTGAATAAAACAAGGATATATAAAGCAAAGCAGTTACCAAAAAGAGTTGCTGTTGCTGCTCAAAATGGGCTTATGGCTCTTGGAATAGGTAATGAATATAGAAAAGCGGCAAAAAAATAAAGCTAATGGCTAAGACACCAGCATGGACTCGAAAGGAGGGTAAGGACCCAAAAGGTGGACTCAATGCAAAAGGAGTCGCTTCTTATAGAAAAGCAAATCCAGGATCAAAGTTGCAGACCGCTGTGACTACCAAGCCGTCTAAACTAAAGCCTGGAAGTAAAGACGCGAAGAGAAGAAAAAGTTTTTGCGCGAGAATGTCAGGTATGCCGGGTCCAATGAAGGACGAAAAAGGCCGCCCAACAAGAAAGGCACTTTCGTTAAGAAAATGGAATTGTTAATAAAAAAATAGTATATTTGTGTAAATATTTAAAGCGATGATTATAGGTACAAAAGAATTAGAAGATACTCAGAATGTTGTAAGAATCCCAAATGGTGGGGGATACGAGGAATACAATTTTTACAAGTTGCAATACGTTAAAACTGAAATTGTTCAAGGAGTTACAGCGAGTATTCCTAATACAACACCAACTTTAAATCAAGTAAGTTTGGCTAATAAGGGATTGGACACAGATACTGAAGCTTATTGTTCAGAATATTTCCCATATGACCCTGACTGGCAAAACAATGACAGTTTTATATGTTATGAATCAAATAGGGATATAATGAACGCGGCAGGAGCTAATGTAGGTCGCCTTCATTCTCAGGTTGATGTTTATAGAATTATCCAATCAACTAATAACGCATACTAAAAATAAAAAAAATGAAACAACCATTAGTAAAAACACGCAAGAACCTTTTAGGTCGTGATGTTAAAATTACTCGTTTAGGTAATGAGAAAACTCGTGAAGTCACTGGAAATCGCGTAGCAAAAACTACAGTGTCTAAAAATTTAAAGACTGGAGGTAAGAAAATTACTTCAAGTAAAATGGTAATTTCTCCAAGAGAGCAGATGGTTGATGTTATCAACAAGACTAAATATACAGGTGCGGCAGGTAGAAAGCGTATGCTTGATGTAAATCCTGAGACAAGTAGAAAAAAGACTACTTCTAAAGCTTTTGGTGTAGACCCTAAGAAAGCAAAAGAAACTAAAAACAAACTTTCAGTTAGAGAGAGTGCGAAGAAAATGTACAAAGGAACTAACTTACCTAAGAAATTCAATGGCTAAAATGTATACCACTTCTAAGACTAACCCTATTACAGGAATGTCTACAGATAATAACCCTCGTCAAGAAAAGAGACAGGTTAGAAGAGAAGAGAGAGCTTTAAACAAAAGCCTTAACGAGGGTATTAAAAAGCAAGGTAAGGCTTTAAAGCAATACTACAAAGGCACTCCTGTTGAAGAGACTGCATCTACTCCAAAAACAAAAGACTGGAGAGATAAGGCTAAAGCAGATAAGGGTGGAAAAAAAGGAGTAGTTGTGAAAGGCGGTAAGGGTGGTCGAGTGAATATCAACAAGATGGATGCGTCTTGTAAAAAACCTAAATAGAATCTCGGTTCATAAAGATAGACTTAATTGATTCGTAAGGTAATTTAAATAGGCGTGGGTTTCCCATGCCTATTTCTATTACAGCGTATTCCGGAACCAATTCATCCACTTGACGTATAGACATTACGTCTCGAATGTCGAACATAGTTCTTACTAGTTGTTCAGTTGGAGTTAAGTCGAAGAAGTTTATGTTTCCGCTATTGGTTAGGACCTCCAAAGCCTCTATATAATAGCCTCTAATCAACATTTGGTCTTAGGATATGTCGGATTAATCTTCGTAGGTTCTTTGCGTCTCTATAGGAGAGAGGAATCAATTGTCTGCCCTTATCATCGGTTATAGCAACATCCACTCCTGCGCCATTGGCCCATTCAGAGACTTCCATAAACTTCCCTTCCTCCTGATCGTGGAAGAATGTCTTCTTAATTTTTTTTGTGTGCATTTTCTTTAAATCTTAATAGTTGGTCTTGTTCTAACACATACGAGTCTCCTGTCCCAAGGTTACGAATGTTCTCTTCTTTTTTTACATCCTCTGAACGAGAGTATCCAGCAAACCGAATTGTGTAGTCATCCTCCACTATGGCGAGGACGTACATATCCATCGGTTGAGAGTTTAACTTGACAATCATACGCCCTTTTGGAAGGCGAGTGCTTTTGATGTCTATTGTCAAATTCTTATACACGCAGTCTGGTTGACCTGCCGTATCATCTCCAAAAGACAAACTGAAATGGATGTTGTGCCACTTGCAGAAGGCATACTCCGAAAGACATCCGTCAAAGTCTATTTCAAACCCCGACTTGTCCGAGGCAAACTTTTGGTCCATCACATTTTTCTTTCTACTGAAGAAAGATCTTGTGGAGGCAAGTGTTCTCAAAAAGTGAACTTCAGATTCGTTTAGTTTAATCGTCATGATTGAAATCCAGTTTGGTTATCATCACCCCCAAAGTAGGAGAGGAATACTATTATCGCTGTTATGATCACAGCTGCCATTAGAAATTTATTCATCGTATTTGTTTTTTATAGTCCGCAATATCCAGAGTCGCAGTCGTTAAAGTCTTCATCAAATAGATCCAACTGCATCTTGTAGTTCTTTATCTTTTCGTATGTGATTCCGTTCTTAAACGTGCAGTTGTTTTCCTGCTCCATTCTCATGAACCAATCAAACTGCTTCTCGTCCCTCTTGCTCATGTGGTTGAGGAAAATCTCGTTGCGATGGAAACAACCTACGCAATTGTTCTTGTAAGCAAAACGAACAGGTTTGTCTTTCCAGTAAGTCTCTACAGCGTCCTTGAATATTCCGTCTTCGATCAAGGGGAACGAGACACTTCGGTATGGCAATGTCTTCCACTTTTTTCTTCCGTTCTTTTCGCCTACCTTAAACTTAAACATTTCTATTCCGTCTTCAGCCTTATTCAACATAGTTCTTGCACGACTCATCTCGTTTGCACGAAATCCAATTCTCATGTCTATAGGAAGTTCTGTGTTCTCATAACACCATTGGGCAATAGGTTCAACTTTCATTTTAGAGGTGCAAAATCTTCTCGTTACATTTGGCAAGTAACCCCCAGCAACTTTGATTACCTTCTCAAAGGTTGTCTCACTTAGCCATATTATTTCTTGCCCGATGTATTGCTCAAGGTCCAACATTGTGTACACAATTGTGTCTTCTTCAAGAGTCCCAATGAATTCCTTCCCAATCTTGTCGGAAACAATCTGTCTTACCTTCTCGTCTGGAAAGAGAACTCGCTTATCATCGGTCCTCACAAGAGAGAAGACATTGTAGTCAGCAGGGTAATGAACCGCTAAGTACGAAGATGTCTTCCCTCCGCTTAAACTATTTACTGTCTTCATTCGGGATCAGTTGTTGTTCCAATAGTAATAGGATCTACATAAACAGTATCCCTTGGTATGTAAGTAGCCTTAAACATTTGGTAATCTTCTTTACTTAATGGGTAGTAATTATTTGTTGTGCAGCTTAATGCTAGGCAAGTTATTGCAATAAGTAAAACTGCTGAGACTATTTTTTTATTTGTTTTCGACATTGTTTTGTTCGTTAATTATATCAGTAACTTCTTGAATTCTTTGTCCAATCCACGCCATCACAGGAACAGCCATTGAGTTGCCTAACGCTTTGTATCTTGGACCATCGGGAGACTCTTCCTTTTTTCTATATGGAATGTTTGTAAAGTTATCGGGGAATCCTTGTAGTCTCTCGCACTCCACAGGAGTTAATCTACGAACTCTTGCGTTCTGAATTGTACCACCTGTGTGATTGATATCCGAAGCGGAGGATGAAAGAGTTTGAGAAGTCTGCTCGTTGATGCTCATGTTGTACATATCAACAGCAACTGGTGGGTCAGAAACAACTAGTCCTCTTCCGTCTTCTAGGTCTTGATTTCCCATTCCCTTGTAGTCTCTTGCTAATAAAGATCCTACTGTTTCGGAATCATTTGGAGATAACCACTTTGTTTCAGAAACTATTGGTGTGTTTCCACCACCTGTTCCCCAACGAGATGTAACTGTACTACTTGTTTCACCCATCTCTTTAACTCGACTATCGTTTGGGTGATTTTCGTAAACGTCCTTTTGAATTACAGCGGAAAAATGCCCTTTATCGGGCATATATTGATCATGGCAACGAGTGGTTAAACTAGCGGCTGTTTGTCCTCCGTCCCACCAAGATCCGTTTTCTACAACAGAAACAGTAGATCTAACGTCTCCCACATCAAAACAATTCAATGTATTTGACACCTGATCTTCTACCCAAGTTTCTAATCCGTCTTTGGTTGTTGCTCTGCTTGATTTACGGTATGGAGTAGGGCCTCCCTCAATCGCTCGGGTAACTTTTTGCCTCTTACTTCTGCTCTCCGCAATATCCCTGCACAGGCTTTCTGACTCAAATAGAACCGCTGAGGCAGGTCTCCAGTCTCCAAGGTATCCGATAAGAAAGACTCTTCTGCGTCTTTGTGCGACTCCAAAGTGTTGAGCGTCAAGAACTCTGTAGGCGAACCCATACCCGAGTTCCCCCAACGCCCCGAGGAGGGAACCAAAATCTTTTCCTCCGTTACTTGACAAGACGCCAGGGACATTTTCCCAAACAATCCACTGGGGTTTTGCTTTGTCAGCAATGCGACAGAATTCAAGGGCCAAGTTGCCACGAGGGTCTTCCATTCCTTTTCGGAGACCTGCAACTGAGAATGATTGGCAGGGAGTTCCTCCAACGAGAACATCGATAGTTGTTTCATTAAATATAGGGTTTGAGTGAATTAAAGTCATGTCCCCAAGGTTTGGGGTTTCTGGGTAATGGTGCTGTAGTACAGCAGATGGGAATGGTTCTATTTCAGAAAACCATTGTGGCTTCCATCCTAATGAGTGCCAAGCCATTGTTGCAGCTTCGATACCCGAGCATACTGATCCGTATCTCATTTGTTCTTTATTTTTTCGATTGCACTTTTTAAATATACAGCCATATCAAGGCACTCCTCGTAGGCTTCTTGTAACCACATTAGGTGGTCATAGTCAGTTCGGTCAACTGTTGTTCCGTACTGTAAAAACCCTTTCTTTTCTCTGTTTTTAAGATCCTCCATTAACTTGGTTAAGATCTTGGAGTCTTTAAGTTCATAGCGAGGCTCTATGTTGTGGGTACTATTCTGCTCCATAAGTCTCGTAGTGTTTTCGGATAATATTCTCAACAAACTTTTGTTTTGTTTCGCTCCAATCACTTGTATCTGTCTCGTCTTTTGATAGTTGAGCAGACACTCCGTAAATTGTTCCTTCCGCAGTTACAGATTTAGCCAGGGTGTATTCGTACTTCACATCTAAAGTAATTTCTCCTTTAAAGTAATACTCTGTCTTGTGTGGTTTTTGAATCGTAATCTCCATTTTATTTCTCGATTTTAAGTTTAAAGTAAAGGTCTCTGTATGCTTGTCTAGGTTGTGGGTAGCCAAGCTCTTCCATTTTCTCAACAAAGTATTGTACTAGCATTCTGTCCTTCCAAGAGGTTAGTATTGTATCCTCAAATGTTTTGATTCCGTAAAGGACCGTTGCGTGGTTTTTGTTTTTAAATTCGCTACCAATCCCACCTAATGTTACAGGAAGTGTTTTATACATCATCCAAAAAACTAATTGTCTATAGACTACATTCTCTCTCTTTCTGTTCTCTTCACCTGATGCGTTGTATATTTTCATTGCCAAATCTTTCATGAGGTCTATATAGTTTCTCATATTAGTGCCTATAGCAACATTGTGAATCACATGGCTAAACTTGTCAGCCTCTTCTTTTAAGTGAGGTACATAGAGAATCAAATCGTGAATGAATCTCTCTTTACGATCATTTGGCACATACTCTAGGATGTCTCCAAAATGAATTGTCTTTTCTTCTTGAACTTCCATTTTTGTTTTTGTTATTGTTTTAGGTTATTAAAAATTTCTTGAACTTGCTCTAGTGTGTGTCGTTGGATAAAGTCCCAGTAGACGAACTTGTACAGATTTTGAAAATATTTATGTTTGTAATTTTCAGAGTTGATCGGCTTGTCGAGGCCAAGTTCTTTACAAGTCCTTTTATTCGCTTTACTTTTAATTTCATCGCTGACTTCTTTAGAGATAATGTTATTGTTCCGCAAATATCTAACATTCTTTTCACAAAATCCAAATAAAACTTCAACTATTTCAACATATTTTTTATCAACACAGATATAAACAGCTTCAATGTTTTCGTAAAAATCTTGTTTTGAACCAATTAACTCACCATCCTTCAGTTTTGTAATTGCAATTTGTCGAAGGCCATACTGAAAAGCCGGATCAGAATGGTATGTCTTCGTCTTCATATTCGTGTTGTCTTGTTTCGTATTCGTCTAATAGAATTCCCTTACTATCATCTCCAATCTCTGCAAACCTTTTTGTTTTCACATCGTACACAAAGGGAACTTCTCCCACGCGACCTATGAAAGACCAACGAATTTTTTGGATGTTGATGAGGGTTTGCCCAGACACATAGTCTCGGTAAGCAACAAATCCGTTATCACACTTATTGAAGAAGTGAGCAGATCCGGCTATGTCATAAAGTGTCGGCATAACATAAACACCGTTCTCTTTCCTAATCTTTGTTGGATGAGCAATAACAAACACATGGACTCCGTAACGATCCTTGAATCGTTTAACCTTGGTGAGTGCCTCTGATATGTATTGCGTCTCACTCATTCCCTTTGGCACCTGGTGTTCAACATAGTTCCAAGGGTCTATCACAAGGCAATTGATTCCGTTACGCTTAACAAGTTCCGCAGCTTTGTCTAGGATACCATCAATGGTCACATCCATCTCATCAATCTTCATGAAGTAGAAGTACTCCTCAACAAAGTCTCTTGCCTTGTCTACCTCCTCTTGACTCATCTTTGCAGTAGGCACAAATGAGAAGAAAGGCTTCCCGATAAATATTTCAGCAAGTTCAGAAAAAAGTATCTCTGTAGGTTGCTTTTCTGGGGAAAACATTGCTATCTTCCACGAATGTTTCGCAGACAATCTGACAAGTAAATTGTTCAGAAAAGTTGACTTTCCTGCGTTAGGTGTTCCTGTAATAATTGTGAACTCTGAACCTCGGAACGAGATATGTTCATCGAATTGATTAAACCCTGCTTTCAACCCATGAGGAAACCCATTAAGATATATATCAGATATTTTCTCCTTTACGTCATTTACCTTCTCAATGCCTTCTATTGGAATTTGATAGGCTTCGGCAACTACCTTTTGAAGAAGTTCTACTCCGTAATTAACTAGGATCTCATTAGCATCCTTGCATCCATCGGGAATGTTTACATACCAAATCTTCTCCCGACCAAGTCTTCGTGTCAACTCCTCACGAAGAGAGAGACCAGATGAATCGTTATCGGTGAAAATGATAACCTTCTCCTTGTCGGCAAATGCGTCAATGCAGTTATCAAGATACTTGAGGTTTTGGTTTCCCTTCGTTGCTCCGTTAGGAACGCTTACGACAGGGTAAATTTGAGCTTCTTCCAAAGAGAGGGCATCCATTTCACCTTCAACGATTACACACCAATTATAGCCCTCTATGGAGTTCAAATTGTATAGAATCAATTCAGCATCCTTGACCATCCGAAAGTTCTTTGCCGCATCTCTATACTTGATGTTGACCAAGTCACTTCCTCGGAAGTAATTAAAACATATAGCGTTTCTATTTTCCCCGGCTTGAGGAAAGTAACACTCCTCTTCCGTAACCTTCAGTTTCAACAAAGTGTTGTTGGAAATCCCTCTCTTTTCAAACCAAGCGAGAACCTTATCGCTCACCTTCTGAAGTTTAGATGTTGGGATGAAGTACTCAACCTTTCGGTCTGACTTGTTTACGCTCTTCCCCATAAACGCTTCGCAGTTTGGGTAGTGGCACTTGTACACACCTAACTCGACATTTACTGAAAGACTCTTGTCTCTCTTGTTACTTCTCGTGTCTTTACAGAACGGACAGTTTACTTTTTGTTGTGCCGAGGTATCCTTGCAGACAATTCCAAGGGCAGATAATTTTTGGTAGTTGCTCATATTTTATTGAAAAATCCTGGTTCAGCTTTGTTTATTTCTTGTTGTGTTTTGTAGTGTATGCTTCCGAATGTGTCTCTGACTTTAAACTTTTGCTCTTGAATCTTGTACTGGTCTTTGAACCAATTGTTTCTCATCTTGCTCTTCCAATTCAAAACCTTGTTGTTATATGTGTCCTTCCAATCATTCTCTTCGTAATGTTTGAATGCCCTAATTGCTATTTCTTCTGAGTACCAATTCTCTCTAAAAAATACTTTAACTTCGTCTAATGTGGGTGGCACAAAAACTTTCTTTTTTGGCTTTGCCGATATATTATTATCTTTAATATCTTCTTTATTATAATCTTCTATATACACTTGGATTTTTCCAGGAGAGGTATTGGAGAATTCTCCGATAGGGTTTTCATTTTCCTCCAATAGGGGTATAGTATTAAAATCGGGTAGGACATTTGATAAAGCATGAATACTTGAAAGCAATCTTTTGACAACTTCTTTATTCTCATTTCTAAACTCCTTTCTTTTTACATATCCAATTTCAACTAACTTTGAAATAACCCTACTTACCGTATCTTTTTTTAAGTCTAATTGAGAAGCTATGTATGCATTACTAGCCCAACAATCTCCATTTTTTTTAGACAACCCACAAATCATGGCATACACTAATTTATCTGTGCTAGATAATTTTTTGTCCATTAATATACTCATGGGTATAGATACCGAATATGCTATTGATTCACTCATAATTATATGTTTTTAATAAATTCCAAATCATCCTCAGTTAAGGAAAACCATTCACCTCTAACCCATTTGTCCTCAAAAACTTGATGTAAAATTTTTTCTTGTTTTATTGAACCTGAGAAAAAAAACAAAAGTTCAATAGATGATTTTTGACTAAGTAAAGTAGACTCTCGCTCTGTAGGTCTTTTACTTCTACCTATTTTATAATGACCAGTATGGTGGTCTATCATAACATAAATATTTGTTCTTGTTCGTGGACATATTGAAGTTTGAGTCACTCCAATCATTTTACTGTAATCCTCCATAATTTTTGAGATAAAAATGCCCCGAAGAACAGGGAGGTCGCAGTCTCACCTATTCAACAGGGCTAGTATTTTATGTTTTTTAATTCGCTGCGACCCGAATTGAAAACAAAGATAATAAAATTACGCTGCTCTCCAAACACGAACTCCACCGTCCATTGATCGGGCAGTTAGTTCGTAGTTCTTCTTTTTCTTTTGGTAGAAAAGTTTAGCAAGGTATTTTGATGTCTCTCCAGGAACGAAGAAAGAATCTCCAACTTCCATATCTGGCAAAACATATTCGGTTTTTCTACCTCTCCCACTTGTGCTTGGAATCGGTATATTTTTATCTACGTTCATTTTTGTTATGTGTTAATTATTGGCAAATATACATTATCCAAATCAAAATCCTAAAAATATTTTATACACAACAATGTTAAAAACTATTCGAAGAACCTTTCAATATAATTCATACATTTGTGAAAATTAAATTACAATGAACGTAAAAGGAAAAATCAAATCGGTAGGTAACACCGAACAGAAGAGTGCCAAATTTTCTATTAGAACATTTGTCCTAGAACTAGAGGGTAAGTACCCAGAGTTAGTAGAGTTCCAACTAATTAACAACAACACCCTTCTTATTGACCCATTTAGTGCTGGAGATGAGATTGACGCTCACTTCAATTTAAAGGGTAGGGAGTACAACGGAAGGGTTTACAATTCTCTCCAAGTTTGGAAAATAGAAGGGGAGGCAAAACCACAAAATGAACCCACGCCACAACCACAGACAGAAGTTCCACAGGGGGAGTCAAAAGGCACAGAAGACGACCTCCCATTCTAATATAAAAACAAAGTCCCCCTTCTTTAGGGGGATTTTTGTATTTTTGGATAAAATTAACCGTATGTTCTTTAAGTCCAAGAAGAGAAAAGAGGAGGAAGAGGAAAACAGTAAACCACTTCCTGTGCTTTGTGCCACTACCTGCGTAGTATGGAATAGCGAAGAAGAGATTGAAAGCAATCCTGGACAAGGTCTGTATACGGACTCTGTGCCAATAATATTTGACATAACAAAAGTTGCCGCAATACAAGCAGACGTAGAATTTCGTAACGATGGTTCAGCGTCTATAGGTTCACGAACCTTAGTATATATCACCGGATCTACAGAGCCTCTAATTATAGACGCTCCATATCAATCATTCGTGGAATATTTCACGCTTTTAAAATCTAACGAATTTCATAATAATGCAAACCACTAAGTACGGCAAAAACATTCTAGTTACAGAGTGTTCAACAACAGACAAGTTTCTTATGATTTCAGATATCCATTGGGATAATCCGAAGTGTAAGAGAGAAACATTAAAAAATCACCTTGACTACGCTGTTAAGAACGGAATAAAAATCGTAATCAATGGGGACTTCCTATGTCTTATGCAAGGGAAGTGGGACCCCCGGAGAAACAAGAAAGATATTCGTCCCGAACACAATGTACACAACTATCTTGACGCTGTAATTGAAGACGCTGTTGACTGGTGGTCTCCTTACGCTGAACATATTTTGTGGATTGGTTACGGAAACCATGAAACGGCAATCATTAAAAACACAGAGACAGATCCTCTCCAGCGTTTTGTTGACTTGTTAAACTACAAGAACAAGACAAGTGTTTATGTTGGTGGTTACGGAGGTTGGTGGAAACTGCAAGTTCAGCATAAGAAACACGCAACATTCTCGTTTAACGTGAAATACTACCATGGGACGGGGGGCGGAGGACCGGTCACGAAGGGAACCATACAAAACAACCGAATGGGTGTTATGATTTCTGGAGCTGACTGCATTTGGATGGGACACGTTCACGAATTGTATCATGTGATTGACGGACAGGAATCTCTTGAACACCATTCAAAGAGAGGCTACTTTATAAAGCATAGATATGTTCATCATATTAGAACGGCAGCCTACAAAGAGGAATACGGAGTAGGTGACTTTGGATATCACGTTGAAAAAGGAAGACCTCCTAAACCAATCGGTGGTTACATTCTGTCATTTGATACTGCCTATGAGACAGAGAATGGTAGAGAGGCAATATTGTTGCTCCCTACGTTTACACAAGTACGAGATCACTAACAAAAAATGGGAACCTTTGTCCCCATTTTCTGCACACAAATAAAGAACACAATAACAAAAATCAAGCATCAGAACGATGCTGTACAAAAGTACATCAATTCACACACAAAAAACACACTTAATATTTTCAAAATGAAGTATTTGAATTATTTGCCTGTAGTTATGAAATACAAAGACCATCTAGCGGATGGTGTTGACGTTGGGGACACGCGAATTCACATGGTAATACGAAGTGCTTCTGAAGAGGCTGACTACTGGACAAACACAGATTGTGTAGTTTATAAAGACTACGGAAGGTGGAAAAAAGGAGACGAAGTGTTTGTTAAATATGTAGAGATTAGAGAAGTTGTTGGAGCATATAGCGAGGGTAAAAACAAACGTATTATTGACATAGATGATCAGGAAGTTCTTTTGGTAAGACCTGATCTTGTTTATCTAACAATTAGAGATGGTGAACTTATTCCTCAAGATGGTTGGTGTTTAATAAAACAAGTTCCAGAAAAACCTAAAGACTCTTTGTTATTTATACCCGAAGCATTTGATGAGAAGTTTAAAGAATTTGAGTGGGAAGTAATTGCTGTTGGTGGTCCATCACCTGCTCATGAAATAATGTATGGAAAAGACGCTGTACCTCCTGTTGGATCAATCATATTAGGACGTAAGAATTGCGGAATACCATTAGAAGCAGGGTTAAATAAAAAGTTGAAAGAAGAATATCATCTCATCAGACATAATGAAATTCTAGCGTATGAAGTTTGAACAGAATGAGTTTAACAAACTAAAATATCCTATCCATAAAATACCATTAGGCACACCTGTGCTTTTTGAGTTTTCAGACTTATCTAAGTTCTCTATAATATTCTCGGCACCTGATTTACCTAAGAAGTTAGATCCTGATATCGTTATGCGGTATTTGATTTATATGTACGACCTTGGTTCTCCAGGTCAAGGTATTCCCGACTTGAAGAGAAGGAAAGTTTGGGCGTTACAATGTTTAAACATTGAGCCTCCATACGAAGATGTAATTAAGGATATGCTCAACTGGAAAATCAAAGGAGTTAACAGAAGAGCAATTTACTTCCTTATGTTGATGGGTGGTGAGCAGTACATGGTTTGGAAGTCTGCGGAAGAGGCCCTCTTGCGTTATACTGAATTAGAGATTAAATTAGAGGCTGAAGACGAAGTTGCTCAAGCTAAAATAGTTCAAGCGGAAAAGACTCGAAGAGAAATTATTAATATGACGATGTCGCAAATCGCATCCTCAAAAACAGATTTTCTTCAAGGTGAAAAGAGTAAGGAACTAGAAGATGAGTTGACTGAGTTTACATTGTTAGATTCTCTCGGCATAAGACCCGAAGAGTACATTCGTGAGTTTGAACAAAATGGAGATGTATTCCCTGATATAGATGCGTGAAGTAAAATATAAATACAATCAACCCGAGGAGTTCATTGTCGTTAATAACGATGATGAGGATTTGTATCCAATAAAAATCAAAGTCCCTTCTCTCGAAGAGTATTATAACTTGCCATATGAAGAGGCGATAAAAAAAGTTGAGGGTTACGGACTTCCTCCCGAAAAGCAGAAGTTTACTTACCAAGAGATGCCCTCTAAACTATCTGAGATTGAATCTGTGATTCGTAGAAAAAAACAGATGAAGCCGAAAGATGTAGTTAAGTTAGAAGACATTGATGAGGAATTATTTAACGATGTTTCGTATTACTCCAAAGAGATTCAATGGATTAAGAAACAAATCAAGAGGCATTACAAGGGTTACTTTTTCTTTAACAACGGAACGCCAACATATATGCCTGGGTGTCAATACACCTACTTGAACTATTGGCCAATTGGTAACGGAAGAAATACAAAAGGATTAGCAGAGTATAGAGACAGAGATAGAAGATGGTTCTTGACTGTTATGTATGCATACACAACAAAGGAAGCGTTCTATAAATACAAAGTAGTTTACCTCGAAAAGAAAAAGAGTTATGTACGCTACTTCAATATGCAAAAAAGTGTAGATGAGTTTAAGGAGAAGCACAGGGATTGTTATGTAGAAAAAGGTGAGTACATTGTAGACACAGGAGAGAGAACAACTTACGGAGTTATCTACCCAAAACACCGAAGAGAGGGAGCGACATCTCGTGCAGGTTTTATGAATTGGTACATTACGGCAACGATGGGAATCCAAAGATTTGGAGGTATCCAAAGTATGTCGGACTACCACTCCACTCAAGTTTTTGTGGATCACATTGCAAAGCGTTTGAGAAGGATGCCTTTCTTTTTCAAGTTGATGACGGAAGGGTCTTCCGTTCCAAAAGAAGCCATACAATTTACGGCACCAGCAAATAGAACAGCAGGTGGTGTTGGAACAACTTCTCTTCCTCCACACGAGGGTTGGATTAACCACCGACCATCTGGAGAGAGAGCATATGACATGGAAAAACTTCACTTCATTCACCACGATGAGGTTGGAAAGATTGACCCTAAGGCAGGTATCAACATTAATGTTGTTGACAGATGGAGAGTCGTTATGAAGTGTCTTGCACAAGGTCCTTACATACATGGTGTTGGACTATTGACTTCAACTCTCGGAGAGATGGAAAAGGGTGGTGGTGAGCAGATGAAGAAACTTATCCTTGGTTCTCGTTTCAACGAAAGGAACGATAACGGACAGACAATGACTGGTCTACTCACTTTGTTCTTCCCTGCCCACGATGGATTGGATGGATTCATTGATGAGTTTGGAAATTCCATTATTGAAGATCCGGAGAAGCCAACTAAGAATGTTGACGGAAAGTTTGTTTCAATGGGGGCAAAGACTTATCTCCAAAACAAGCGAAGAGCATTTGAGATGAATGGGGATCAAACAGGACTCATTGAGGAAATGCAAAACTTCCCAATGAATTTGAAGGAATGCTTTATGTCGGCATCCAAAGACTCTTCTTTCCCTGTACTAAAAATAAGAAAGAGAATTACTGAGTTGACGTTTGAAAAACACAAGACTCGTAGATACAACTTTGAGTGGGAAAATGGAAGATGCTCTCGTGTAAAACTTGTTGAAGATGACGAAGGTAAGTTTAACATCTCATATCTCCCCCCTGCTGGTGCGAGAAATATAAAAGAGTGGGACTCTGAACTAGAGTCTTGGAAGCCAGGGTGGACTGTTATGAATAAGTTCGTGATGGGAGCTGACCCTGCCAAATACGAATCTCATGAAGTAAGCGGTAAGAAAAAGTCTTACAACGCAGGGGCAATGTATTACAAGAAAGACGAACATCTTGATGGTGACACAGGTCTTCTTATTAAACCAAGAGGAATGTGGACATCAGACAAGTTTGTCCTCACTTACAAACAAAGAGATGTTGGAAGGGAGGAGTATTGCGATGATATGGCAAAGGCTTGTATGTTCTTTGGAGCAATGCTCTATCCCGAGATGAATATCACCTTCCTCTACGAAAAGTTTTTAGAGTGGGGGTTGAGAGGGTATCTCTTATACGACATGGACGAAAATGGATTCAGAAAGCCATTGCCGGGTAGAATTACAACAGACGGATCTAGTAATTCTGCAAAGCAAGATATATTTGATAGTTGGGAACATTACCTCAAAAACGGAGTAGAGGGAGAAAATCACATAGAGATTTTGGAGGAGTGTGCGAATATTGACGGTAAGCAAGAAATGACAAAATACGATTTATTTGCTGCTGGAGGCTATGCACTTTTGGGAAGTAAGTCAGTTTACCCTAAATTTGTAGAATTAAATGAGCAATCTATGAATATAGATTCAAAACTTTTTGATACATTTGATTATTATTAAAGTATGAGCGAATATACTATCTTGTGGCCAAAGGATGATATCGATCCTAAAAAGAAAGACAATAACTGGTTGTCTCAAATTGGTCGTGCTATTTTTTATCGTTACGAAAATAACAAAACTTATTTTGGTCGTCAAGATATTGCTCGTTTATTTGAAATAAGAAATTACTCTGAGGGAAGACAAAACCAACAGAAGTATATTGATATGTGGATTCAGCGTGGGGAAGAAAAAGCAAGTGTATCAAGTCCAAACCCACAAGCACAACGTATTCGTAGAAAGGGATATGCCAACATGAACTTTGAGATTTTCTCAATCGCTCCCGAACTAAAAAGAATCATTCACTCTGTTGTAGGTACTGACAACCAACGAGTTCAAGTTGACTGCATTAACCCAGAGATTAAAAATAAAAAAGCATTAGATAAGGCAACTCTTTACGTTAAGTCTAAGATGGAGCCTTTAATGAGAGAGATTGGAATACCTCAAACAGGAGAGGGGGAGTTTTTACCCGAAAATAATGTTGAGTTAGATGTGTTCGAAAGTCTTGGTGGTTTCAAACAAAATTTAGAAATTACTTTAGAGAAGTTAATAGAGTTAGGTTTTACAAATAGCGATTGGGGTAAGATTGAGCGTCAGTTAAAAGACGATGCAATTAACTTCAACTTTATGGTTTGTAAGGATTACACCGATGCTCACACAGGAATGGCAAAGGTTAAGTACGTTGACGTAACCAAATTTATTTGTGCATGGACCGATGACTCTCAAGGGGATAACACTCCTTTTGCAGGTCACTTTGAAAAATATAGTATTCCTCAAGTTCGTGACCTCCTTATCCAAAACGGATGGAGCGAAGAAGATACTGAAAAACAAGTTAATAGAATTGCTAAGTGGGCATTTGATTTAACTTACTCTAATGACAGATATGGTTGGTCTTGGTACGCACAGCGTGACACTATTACAGACCGTATGCGTTACGATGACTTCTTTGTAGATGTTCTTGAATTTGAATATATTTCAAAGGACACTCAGTTCTATAAAAAGAAAGATCGTGATGGTATTCACACATTCTACTCAGATAAATTTGGGGAATATGTAAATACGGATAAAAAGAAAACTGTTATTGTTGACGCTCACGTTATTTACGAAGGATACTTCCTTCCAGGGGCAAACATCACAGTAGGTGGTAAGCAAAAAAATATGAAGAGAGTGAGCAAACAAAAGCCTCAAATCTCTTACCGTTTTGAAAAGATTCCGGGTAAGTCAATCACAGAAACTGCCATACCTATTTACGACTCTCTTCAAATCAACCACCTTAAATTACAAGCCGCTAAATTAGCCGCTGCTCCAAAGGGTATCGCAATTGATATTGGAGCGTTAAATATTAATAGTATCGCAGGTTCAATGTACACACCATTTGACCTCGTTCAAGTATATTCTCACACAGGTAACTTCTTCTATAAATCTTCTCTCCTAGGAGGTAAGGTTAACACCAACAAATCTTTTGAAGAGTTGGAAGGTGGTATTGGTAAGCAATTGTCTGAATGGATTTTAGCGTACCAACACGATGTAGAGAAATTACTTCAGATTACAGGCATCACTCCAACAATGGCTGGGTCTCCTG